AGGCATTGACAGGCTTAGGATCAGCAGTGCCGCCGATAGCGTCAGCCTGCAACGTGGCAAGGCCGTCATCAATGTTGCGCCGACCAGCAGGCCAGGCAATCTCGGACCTGTCAAGGATCGCATTGATGCGCGCGCCCGTGCTCTGTGCCGTAGTCGTATGCGGCTGGATCTCCTGATTAGCCAGGAACACGAAACCGTCCGTGACCTTGACTGATGCGATGTGATCGCCGTTTAGCGAATAGGCCAAGTCCCAGTCATCAACTACGCCCGTGAAGATCGGCACGCCTGCGGTCTCAATAGTGACAGCTTTGCGTGGTCGCATAGATGCGCCATAGGGAGTGATCGCAGTACCAGCAGCAGGATCAAACTTCCGCTGTGAGTTGTCCAAGTCCACAGTCGCAGCGCCAGCCTGGTAGCGCTCCAAGGCGCGCGAGCGTCCACGGCGCACCGATACAGACCGCACGTTTTCGGTAACGTCCTGCAAGATGTCGCCAGCCAAGCCAAATGGCGCATCGTCCAGTTGGCCTTTCACCGGATCATCGAGCGTGAAGAAGTCACCATTACCGCCAGCCGACAAGTCAAAGGCGATGAATACGCTCGTGCTAGGCAGAGGCATACACCGCTCCGTTGCGACGCTCGTACGCCTTCAGCGCATCAACAATCTGACGGCCTACCTCTGCGCCGTTAGTGCCCATGCCTGCGTTTACGGTGAGGTTGATGGTGGTGCCGCTGTCTCGGAAATTGTTTAACGGTATGACAGCCTCAGGCCCAGCCTCACCAATCATGGCCATGGTTGGGGCCGTAACAATTCCGCCATCAGCAAGGTAGGGGATGTCTGGGAAAATGTCGGCAATGTGGAATGTATTCCCGCCAACAAATGGCACCCAATCAGGAATGCTGAATGGGCCAATGGAGAAGTCAAGGCGGTTCCATGCGTCAATCATAAAATTGACCGCACCCTTGAAAGCGTTCTTAATTCCATCAAACATGGTTGCCGCAATAGTGTTGATTAGATCAGGCAGTGTTCTAAAGAAATCAATGACGCCGGTAAAGATTTCAACAATACGCGCGCCAACCTCAACGGCCTTTTGCACCAGACTCACCAGAGCACCAATAACCCTGATAATGATCTCAATGACCAGGCCAAAATAACGAATGATTGCTGTCAGGTAAATGCTGTAAAGCGTTTGCAGAATGGGGAACACATACGTCTCAAGAAATCCAATGATGGCGCTGAATGCATTCTTGACGGCATCTATTGAATCTTTATTTTCGTCTAGTGCGTTTTTGATGCGATCAACAGCAGCTGATACGGCATTTTTGATTGCATCCCAGACTGCCATCACGGCGTTCCTGAAAGCCTCTGAGTTATTCCACAGCCATGCGATAGCCAGCCCTAGGGCAACGATTGCAGCGATGACAGCAACAACGGGAAGCGATACCGCAGCCACCGCTCCAGCAAGTGCACCCAGACCACTAATCATGGTGCCGACGATGAGCAGCAATGGCCCAATGGCGGCAGCAAGAAGTCCGACAACAACGATGATCTGCTTGACCTCTGGCGATAGATTTCCAAACGCCTGAGCCATGGCCTGCAATCTCTCAGCAATTTGGGCAACGACAGGGGCGATGATTTCGCCAATGCCCAATAGGGAGTTCTTAATCTCCGTAAGCGTCTGGCTAAGTTTGAATCCTGTGGTGTCGGCCATAGTGCCAAACGCATCAGAAGTCATTCCCGCTGCGTTGCCTACAACACCAAACGTTCCTTCAATTGATGCAGCGTCAGCGCCAAGAATTTGGAAAGCTGCTGACGCGGCCTCACTCGACCCAAGCAACTTGCCAAGCTGCTCACGGTTGCCACCAAGTTTCTCATCAAGCATGGCCAGCGCTTCAGGCAATCCCTTTTCAGCGATTGCCGCGCGCATATCGCTTGCGCTCAGCCCAACAGCATCAAGTGATTTCTTGGCTTCCTCGGTCGGCACAACAAACGCCCGTAGCAATGCCTGCACCTGCGTAACTGATTGGGCGGCATCGCCGTTGGTTCGAGTGAGCAGAGCGACGGCTCCGCCAACGTCCTCAAGGGATGCGCCAGCCTGCTGCGCAAAAGGCAGCACTCGACCAAGCGCGCCGGCAAACTGTGACGTTTCAAAGTTACCAGCGCGAGCAGTAGCAACGATGATGTCCGTTGCGTCAGCAGCGTTAATAACAGATGTGCCATAAGCGTTCATTGCGCCAGCAACAGCACGGGCAATGTCGTTAGTTTCACCAAGGCCAGCAGCGCTTGCCTTGGCTGAAAGTTCCAAGGCATCCATGGCATCTTTGCCACGCAAGCCTGCTGACGTGACAACAAACAAACCGTCAGATAGTTCGCTGGTGCTCTTGCCTGTTTGCGATGACAAGGCAACGACAGATGCTTTCATGTCATCAACTTCATTGGCGGCAATGCCGACCAGGGCCGTGACCTTGGCCATTGACTTATCAAATTCAATGGTCATTGCGGTGGCGGCCGCACCAATGCCGACAATTGGCAAGGTTACGCCAGCCGTTAGAGACTTACCAACGCCAGTGACTTTGGAGCCAATGTCTTTCATTTTGTCGCCAATGGCCTCAGCCCTGGCGGCAAATCCATCTAGGTCTTTTTCAGCACCTTTAAGGGCTGACCCATCCCAATCGCCATAGACTCGAACTTTCGCGCCAAGCTGTGCCATTAGCGAAGCCCCAATCTGCGAGCATGATTAACGATGGTGTCACGGATCTTTTCGCGCAATTCAGGAGTGATTACGCGGTAGTAAGCAGGCAGCAGTGCGCGTGGCTGCTTGCCTGGGTAGCGAGCGTTGATCACATTTACCAGATGTGCACCGCTGGGAGTGGTCACCCGTGAACCATCACCCATCAATGACCAAATGGAACCGCCAGCATTTGCCTGCACAACTTCCCAAGCAATACCTGCGCTGACACCCTTGCGGCGGTAATTGTTGCGCTTGACCTTGAAGTTGGAACTGACTGTTGATGGGTCAAAGCCAAGGTCGCGGCCGCGCTTGGCGTCAAGCCATGGCCCCCAATTACTAACTGCATTGTCTGGTGGGGTTAAGTAACTTGCTTCAGCAGCCACTTGCTTACCTGCTTGGGTAATGATTTTGGTGACCTCATTGGCTGCTTTTTTATCGGTTTCCCTTAGCGCGTCATAGAGTTCACGCAAGCCTGAGACTTCAATCTTGTAACCCTTGGAACGCACAACAGCCATTAGCGTTTTGCACCCTTCTGCATTTGCACATTGCGCCAACGCAGATATCTCTGCATTGTTGCAATCATGCGCGGAGATTCCAAAAGGATTGCGCTTGGTGCAAGTTTGAATTCATATGCCAGATGAACCACAGCCCAATGGACTGATTGCTCACCCAGCGGGGTTATTCCGGGCTGCCTGCAATCTGAATGGAATCAACGCGCTCCATCCAAGGTTCAAATGTGTCGGTCGTTAATTTGTTGCGCTTGAGCGCGTGCCACGCAATAAACATCAAATACTTGATGCGCGGATTCTTTTGAAAATCCCCAAGAGCCATGTCATAGGTTTCTTCAAATGCGTTGAGATCGGGGGCAGAAGCAGTTACCTCTACCCCCGATCCATCGAGATACTCAACAGTGAGGGCTATACGCATCATGGCGCAGGGTTCCTTTCAGACTCAGGCAGTGCCGCGAACAACGGAGCCCGAAACAGGCCACGTCACAGACAGGGTTGCCAGATCCCCCACCGAGGACGCAAACGGCTGGTACTGATTGACCAAGCACACTGCGGTGTAGGACGGGTTAGTGGCTGATGCGCTGCCGCTGGTTGGCTTGATGACAACCGTGGCGAGCGTGTTGAGCAGCGGGAACAGCGTGGCGTCCACAGCAGCAGCGCCGAAATCCTGATGGAACTCCAGGGTGACGCTTGCTTGCTTGAGACCGCCAACGCGAGAACGCCATGCAGAACCAAACGCTGTGGTTTCCACATCATCAGATTCAATAGTGAGTTCAGCGCTTGCAAGGCTGGTAGAAAAATCGGTGCCTGCAACGGTGATGCTGTAATCAGTTGCGACAAACTTTGCCATGAGGGTTTGCCCTTTCCTTATTGAGCGTAAACCTGGACGACAAACTCTGCCGCCAGGTAAGTCACATCACCGATTACCAGTGATGTGTAGTTCCGCATCTCTGTGACACGGAGGTCTGAAATAACGCCATTCAAGTCACGGTCTGACTCGATGGCTGCCTTGATGCTGCTGGCGCCAGTAGTGGCGCAGTAGGCGTCAAGCTTTGACTGTGCACTGCGTTCATCAACGCGCCCAACAATTGCCAGCACAGTGAACTCAAGAGTGTCCAGGCCTCGACCGTAGGCAGTGTCAAAGGCGATGGACTCCGGCTTGACTACCGCAATCGGCGGATTGATGACGTCAGGAATCCACGCGCTAGTGCGCAGCCCTGAGATCGTCGCCAAGTTAGTGGCGATGCCTGAGCGAATAGCGGCAATGTCAGCCATTAGGAAATGCCTCGATAGCGCACATATGGTGCGACAAGTTGTGCAACGTCGCCATCAAGTTGGCGGCTGGTGACGCGCAGCGCGCCGAGTTCACCGAACGTCACACCGAGGGGAGACTCAAGACGCTTGAAGATACGCGCAGCCTGGATCACTGCTGCCTGTGTGATGACGCTAGGCACGCTGGGCCAGCCCCAGGTGGCGGTTACTTTGACGCCGACTTCACCGACCAGGCCAGGCCATAGGTAGTCGCCGATGGCGCGCACTCTGGTGTAGGGCCAGGTCAGTCCCTCGCTCTTGCCGTTCAACGGTTCAAGTTGGTAATCGTCTGTGCCCCAGGTGACTTCCCATTGCGGTGGGTCATAGTCGCTGGTTTGGATAATCAGGCCGCTAGTCGTGGCGATGTCATCCACTTGGAGCACCATGGCGTCATCAGTAGCGAAGTAGCGCGCCTCGGTCACTGTGCCAAATGAGCGACCACAGTAGCCATCAATGAGTTCGGACGCTGCGGAGCCAGCCATGGAAATCAAGGAATCGTCTACGGAATCCGTGATGCGTAGCGCGGCTTTGATCTGCGCTGTGCTGGCGTAGAGCGTCATCTGGTGTCCAATCTTTCAACAGGTTGCGCACGGCCTGGCGCACTTCCTCTTGGCTTGCCTTACGGCGCGTGAGTTGATCTAGAGTTATGTCAAGGGCTGCGAGCATCGTCTTGTCATCCATTGATGGTCAGCCCCTCTGTGTCATAGCGGTGACCTTCCAGGCGCGGTGTCACCCAGGGATTCAATGAGTGAACACCAACACCAAGACTGCGGATCTTTGCCGCCATCGCTTCAAGACTGCGCGTCCAGATGCCAAAGTGCAGGTGACCGTCAGGATCG